AGAGTCCTGTTTCATGCCCGCCGAAAGGTAGTCGCGAGAAAATCCGGTGGCTTCCAAGACTGCAAATGGTGGGAGGAATGGTTCTGGACCATACTCCAGCCACAACTCGGGGAGACCGGATTGAGCTGACCAGAAGGTTTGAATCAGTGCAGGAACGTTTAGGCTCATGCGGTCACACTCGGTGCCGGTTTGCGGCAAACGATAGTGACTGCTGTGTGATGGCCAAGGCCACCAGCATCAGATGAGGTGGTTACCTGACCTGTCATGTTCCTGCCTGAAGGTGTGACGACTTTGATCCAGTTGTCTGTTGTCAATAGCCAAACGCCTGGCAGATAGACCTTGTAGGTTTCGGCAGTTTGTTCGTGAAGCGGACCGTCTTGGGACTGCGATTTAAAGTCGCACCGGCACTTCGTCCTTCCAATGACGGAAAGGCTTTGCAGTGGTTGACCCATAGACCCTTTGGTGGTGTTTTCTGCGTAGATCGTCGCTGAGGAATTTAGCAGGGCTGCGGGTGGGCTCATCACAGGCCTGCCTTTCGCACAGCTTTTTCGATCTCGTTGAGGATCTTTGGTCTGACTGACAAGAACGAAGGTCTCAGGTATGGACGAGCTGGGAATGAACCTGGTCCACCCAGTTCCTGTCGTCTGGCATAAACCAACGTGTCGAGTGGCCCCACCTTTGCGGATAGCCCGTCGTTGTACTTCTCATACTGAATGGAACTGCGAAGGTCGCCAGTCTGACGGTTTGGAGGTGTGCCAGGCTTGGAAGCCGTCACCCACTTATTGACAGGCTCGCCGTACCAGTAAACTCCACTGTGATGCTCGACGGCACCCGTCTTTTTGTCTGTGTGTGTAAAGCTGCCACCATGACGAACGTTGAGCTTGCCAGACTTGCTCTTGAACTGCTTGATGGACTTACCCATCAGAGCTTCGCCACGAGCGATCTTGGCAGCGTTGTTTTCGTCTTCGCTCATCTTCTTAGAGACTTTGTTGAGCTTGGCCAGCCCCTTGCCTTTTTGACCAGCTCCGCTTAAAGATTTCATCGTGGCGGTTCGCACCCATTCGGCGGACCTCTCAACCGCATTGGTCAGGTTCCGAAGCACCTGAGCCATGTACTGGTCACCCTTCCATGAAATCTTGATATTGTCTGCCATAGCATCACCCTGCGGAGTAAACGCGATAAGGTTGGATCAGGGTGGAAATGTAAGGTGGCAGGCCCTTCATAAAGGCCGTGTTCAGCGTGTAGCTGTAATCGCCGATGGACTCAGATGAAACCACAGAAGATTTGTTCTGCATGTCGAGCATCCAAGTCATCGCCGCACCGATCAGCATGTCCTGTGTGTTTTGATCGAGACCGTCGCTCGTGTAGGTCACCACGATGTTTGAGATCCCGGGATCCCATCCAAGGAGCTGATTCCAGAAACCGTTGTTTTGTCTCGTCAGTCTGCCTTCAGAGTCCCAGTGCAGGGATGTCAGGTCTTGTGCGTTGTTGTTGCAGACCACGGAAGTGACTGCGGAAACTGGCGTCGCAGTCAGCCATAAATAAGTTTGATTCTTGCCCGTGAACGTTTGCGTTTTTGTGCCTGGTGAAATCTCTCGGCCTAAGGCTTGAACCAGATAAGTCTCAGCCGCGTTTGCCAAAGCCTGAAGTGGACCCGGGGCCAGGTTGGCCAATTGTGGGTACATGTAAGTGACTTGCGGGCTGATGGCCATAATAATCGCCTGACGGATAAAAAGATGGGATGGGCCACTCTTGGGAGAATCATGACCCATCCCCTGCGGGGCTTACTTGCTCTTCAGCACGCGGATTGCGTTAGGCTGAACCACACGACCACCACGACGAGCGCGAAGCACAAACTCGTAGGAGCCGTTCTTGTATGCGGGTTGATCATTGACCTTGATCGTCGGAGAGACGCGGTCAAGCATGTAATAGGCCGACTTCCAGTCAGCATAGTACAGAGGCAGTGTGCCAGCCGTAGCCGACAGGCTCGGGACGTTCTCACTGATGATGATCGGTCGGCCCAAAAGGCTACCGTTGGCCCATGTGGTTCCGCCGCCAGGTGTAGCACCGATGAAGCCGTAGTTTGGCAGGAACAGAGGGCGAGACTGACCGTCAACCAGTCCAGCAATGGCGCCCAGCGTGGCTGAGTTCATCAACCAGGCACCTTCAGTTCTGAACTGCTGAGGGGTCTGGTAGAACATGTTGATAAGGTCTTGGTACGTGATCACAGCGCCTGTCGTGGTCGCAGTGATCTGAGTGACAACACTCGATTCGGTCAGGCCATAAGGCTGGCTGGAGCCAGAACCGGAGATGATGGCGAGGTCAGTGGCCACAGCCAGCGACTTTTGGAAGATGTCCGGAATCAGTGTGGAAAGACCGTAAGCGTTGTCTTCCAACAGGCTGATTGAGAACAGTCCATAGGCCCAGACTTCATTGACGTTGATGTCGATTTGCTCGACAGTCATATTCGAGCCTTGATCGGTCGGGCTGGATGGAGTTTCACCGCCCCACGAGACCGTCACAGGATAGGCTGGATATTTGTTGTCAGTTGTCTTGACCCGTGGGAAACGAGTCGTCAGGGAGGTTGTCGGAATGGTTCGAACAGCGTCCTGAAGCATGCCCGCCTGTGGAGGCGTCATGATCAGTTCTGACCATTGAATTGGGACCAGAGCCGCACCACCACCAGCCGTGCCAGCAGCAACACCTTCCGTGAAGGCTTTGCGGACCATGTCGCCAGCACCCGCGTAATCGCGGCCACCAGATCGCATGAACTTCAGGATTTCGCGTTTGTAGGCTGGCGTACAAGCCTTTTCAATCGTGTCGAGCGAATAGCCTTCGGCCAGATAAGCCTCGACGGTTTCGCCCTTTGGTTCGATCTCGGGTCGGTAAGCCTTGTTGACCAGACCGGGGTGAACCATGCCAGGCTGTGGGTAATGCCCGCCAGCAGGAGTGGACTTTACATCGTAAACGTGACCAGGGCGATTGGAGGCAGGAACCTGTCCAGCCCACTGATCGTTCTGCTCGATGCTGGCCTTCAAAATAGCCACGGTGTTTTCGCGTTCTGTGGCCTTGGTCACAGCTTCATTGATTTCGCCCAGGCGAGTTGTTGCCCGACCCATTTCGGCCACCTCGTCAACGGTGTGACCTTGCTTATTAACGAGTTCCGAAGCACGAGCCTTAAGGGCGGTGGCTTCGGATTGCAACTGTGCAATCTCAGAGTTCTGCATGCTTCGGTAACCTTTTCTTCGGGCTAAGGATAAGTTCATGGCCTGCCCGTTAAGGGCCACGAATAAAGATCTTCCTACATTATCACTTGACTTTGTGATTATGCAAGAAGTGGAGGTAAATTGTTTGGGTCAGCCACCGTAGCGCTCACGCAGTAGGCGTCCCATCCACGACCTTCTACGTTTCTCTCGGTGATCCAGCAGTATCCATTCCAGCCCCAGCGGGTTCCCCACGAGTTTTGCATCAATATCGCCCACTTTCCGTTGGGCATTCTCTTCATTCCCATGCCGCCGGTGACAGCGTGATTGTGCGTTCCGGCTCGGTTGCCTGGAACGCCATCTTTGTCGAGCGTGTTGAAATTGGCATTGACCGGGACTGAAAAGTTGAATGGCATTCGGAGCTGTGCGGCAATACATAAATCTCTGAACGTGTTCAGCCGATATCCGATTTCGATTTTAAATCGCTGTGCATCAGTTCTGGCGGTTGCAGAGATCTTTGAAGGATTAATAACGCCATATGGCACAAACGATTCAGTGCACGTACCCTTGTTTTCAAGGTAGACAAGAGCTTCTGCAATATTCGATCCAACGTCCCAACCATTGCACAAGTCAGCATACACAAGCCAAGGGCTAAGAGGGACATAAGCAGCACCAGAAACGTACCGAGCGATTTCCAAACTGCTTGCCGCTGCATGGCCATTGCAAGCCCCTTTTCCGTTCTGGTCTTTAATCTTGACCGGATACTTTGGGTCGTCCCTCAGGTCGAATTCTTCCCATTCGCTTTCGGGGATGTCTGGGAGTTGCTTGCCAGTGGCCAGCATGAGCGTGGATTCATGGCTTCCCAAATACCTCAGCTCGCCGTCAGGTGTTACCCAGCCAAGCAGATTGCTCACTTGATCACCTCCACCAGCTTGAGGATGTCATCCTTGGTCTTGGGACTCGTAGACTTGACGATCTTTCCTGCCTGATCCTGCAAGATGACGGTCGGTAAACCTATCTGACCAACGGTTGTTTGAAACCCTAGTCGATCTATGTCCACTTCCCCTGCGATGTACGATCTGTACTGTATCCCACGCGATTCTAGCAACTTGCGGATCTCTGGATCTGTACGCCATGCTTGTTGCTCCGGTTTAGACTCGTCAACAACAACCGAAAACCATTTGATGCCACTGACCGGCTCAGGCTTTCCGTCCTCATCTGGCACTGGTGGCGGGACAGGTCGAACACCACCCTGTTCGATGGCGATGACACTTCCACTGGACTTGCCCACAAAGTAGGTAAATCCAGCATGACTAAACACCACCCGCTCCTCGACTGCTGGCGGAACCAGAGTCGAGGGAACAGGCTGTTGAGCCAGCAGAACTGAGATCAGAAGTCCGATCACAGGCCGACCTCCCATTGAACGGATTTGAGCTGCGACTGAATCGACTCTTCACGCTGATTCATGGCCGATTTCACACTGGTCTCGTCGATGCTCACCAGCTCACCGTTGGCCAGCTTGGAAAGCAATTCGCGGATCACTTCCACGATGATTGGAGTTAACAGGCGGATGATGATCTTACTGATCATTTGCTGGCTTCCACTTCATAAATGTAAATTGCTTTGGGGCTGAATAAGCCGCGAGGTTTGGCCAAGAGGAATCTTGGTGGTCGCGGCTTGCCGTTGATTGGTCGTGGAGGCCGAAACTGAACCTTGACCTCTTTTTGCTCGACTGTGGTGGTCGTTGTGGTCACTGTCTGCTTTGGACACTGGCCGGACTGACAGGATTGAGCTGTGTAGATCATGAACTCTGCGAACAAGGATCACCTTACCTCTCTTGGGTTTAGAGTATGTTCCCGAAACAGATTTCGGGGACATTTGTCAACCATTTTCCCGACATCAGGAAAATGGTAACCGTCTCGCCTGTCCTCTCGACGGTGAGACGGTAGGCGGCGGGAGACTGCTCACTTCTTCGGGTCTCTCAAAGACCTGCGGTAAGCTGCTATGGCATAGATGATTGCCGCCAATGCGTACATAGTCTGAGGGATTGACGGATCGACAGAACTGCCTTGAACCGCTTTATCTGTGACGATTTGGGCTACTGGCACGATCCATCCATAGTCAGGGTTGATAACTTCTTCGATCCGCATGTCATCAGCCCTTTGGTGCTGGTGGCGTTTGGCCAGAGTTCAGGTAGTAGATCGCTTGGGCAATCCCAAACGCCAAAGCCATCCCTAAGGGACTGGTCGTTGCAACAATTGAATCAAGGTGTTGGCTCAAAACGCCAAGTGCCGTCACAGTACCCGCAAGAGTCATGCGAATGATGATCGCTCTGGCTTGCTGGGCGTTGATTTGTCCGATCCAGTCTGGAGTCATATCAATCCCCTTGTGGTACGTTGAACCCTGATTTGATCATGTGTTCGGATACTGATTCGATCCCCGTTTGGTGGATCACATACACGTCGGCCAAGTATCTGGCGAATGTCTGCTGGAAGCTCTGCGTCGTTGTCACCACCAATTGTTTACCCGAAAGCAGCATCTCTAGTTCAGCCTTAGCCCTAATTCCTTCTGTGGCGTGCGTCTTGTTCATCTCTGGAGCGTTGTAACCCCTAAACCTCACATGCTGCCGTGTTCGCACGTCAAAACCCAAGTCAATCATCAAGACAGCGGTATCACCATCGACGATACGTTCGAGCCTGGCTGCGTAGGTGTAATTGACAACTGGCGGCATCAGATCGGCCTTGGTTTAGGTGGCACTGGGATGACGCTGGGGTTCCAGACGTAATTTGGGTCGTCGAGATAGTTTTGAAATACTGGCCGAGGCACATTGACGAGCTGGGTGACCAATTGGGCATGCCGTCTGGAATCCACGGAATACCGCTCAATAGCCTTTTGGCGTGCTAGACGTTTAGCCATTTCTTCAAGGCTTGGCTTTTGTCTGCCTAGCATCCAGTCAAGAAATTCTCTGCCAGTCATTTGGATAGCCCTCTTGGAACGGTGAAGCAGTGGCCCAGGACGATTCCAACACCGAGTGCAAAGCTGAGACTGTGCTGATTGACTTCCCAGATCGCTTCGCTCCAGGTTGTGCCGCCGCTTTGCCACTTGATCAGATCAACCAACAGCAGCACGATTGCAACTGTGATCAACACGACAAAGTTCTTGGCGGCAGCACTGAAAGTCATCAGATTGGCCCGTTAGCTGTTCCGTTGGATGTGCCGTTGCCATTGTTTACAGGCCAGAGAGGTGGCAGGCTTGCGAAGAATTCGCCCACGGTTGGAAGTGCCTGAGTACCCGCCTGAACAGCCTGAACCATGCTATAAAACAAGCTCCAGATTGAGTCGCGATAAGCGATTGCGGCATCACCTTCAGACTTGTAAGTTGTGATGTTTGAGAGCGTCCAGCTTGTAGCTGAAAGGATGGAGTCGTACTGCTTTACGGACACTGCCTGGTCGAGAAACGAGCCGATGCCGTTACCGATTTCGGTGAGCCTTTGAATTACATAAGCCTGTTGTTCTTCGGCTGTCAGATCAACGACCGTCCACGTGTCTGATACGGATGTGCCATCGAAAGCAAAGCTCTGGGAGAGTCGCTGTGTGGCAGGGTTAAACGATGGTATGGGCGACGAGGTGTATGGGTAATAGCCGTATGTGGCTAAACTCGCATCGTCGAGGGCGTTGAAATTGGATACAGTCGTGAATGACTGTGGTAGCCACTGTGGGCCTGAGATTTGACCGTTGGGACTGACTTGGCAATATTGCATTACAGATTCCATTTCGACTTGATATAGTTGACGACATATGTCCTATCCGAGTCGCTTAATGCGGTCGGATAAACGATGAATTCAGAAATGCTGCCTTCGAGGGCGTAGGATGCAGTCGCGTAATACCCGATTCGGTCGGGCGAAAACGATGTTGCTCCAACGCTATTAGAAGTTCCAGTAGTGCCGGACGAGTACGCAGTAACGGTTGAACCATCGTATTTAAACGTGGAATAGTCCCACTGCGTTCCATTTGTTCTTGTGCTGCTTGCCTGCTGTGTGCCGCCGCCGTTCATTTCGATTCGACTCGCAGTGGAGGCAAAAAGATAGTTTGAAGTGCCGCTGCTTTTGCCGACTAGAACTGATCCGTTGATTGTATCTGTGTTTTTGTAAACGACAAAGATCGTGAAGTTGGTGAAGGTGTTTGTAAAACCAAGCCACTGGCTACCATTAAACGCAACTGCCCCTAACCCGTTTATACCACTAGCAGGAGGACTCCACGTTGGCCTGTTGCCGGATGTTGCCTGAATTGCGTGCCTGTTGTTGCCAGAAAGATCGTTCCACTGGTAAACAGATTGCCCTGAAGTTGTGACTGGCGTTGTTCCAGCGTCCGTAAACAGCGTGTTTTGCTGCGATGCATCCAGCCAGAGGGCAGCACCTGTGACGGGTAGAGTTGTATTTGGGTTGTAAATGTCTGGTAGTGCCGCAGCGGGTGGCGTGAATGCTGATGTAAATCGAGCGTATTTGGTGATGCGGAGGTCGTCGATGTAGCCTTGAAAATAGTTTGCTGTGCTATCCCCGCCGATCAAAGGCCCGCTTTGCACAAAACTCGCGGCGCAAGCAACCGCTGTTCCGCCAATTCCATCCACATATATTTTTGACGATCCAGATGATCGTACAACGGCAACATGATACCACTGATTCAGGTTCAGTGTTGAGGTTACAGCGAAAACAGTGCCAGCATTTGTGAGTCGAAGAAAATTGCCTGCCAAATCAAATGAAATGTAAAGGGCGTCTCCGCCACCTTTTGTCCAAATTATGTAGCCGTAAGACTTTCTTGCGGTAATATAAATCCAAAATTCAATCGTGAAATCCGAAGTCCCAACGGCAAATTGCGAATTGCTTGCAAGAGATAGATAATCGCCCGTCCCATCAAAATACCCACTCGCCCCACCATACTTGCTCTGTGCCGTGCTGATCTGAGCGTTGCCAACCGCAGTCACTGCCAGTGCATTCGGCCCAGAATCCGTAAAGCTCGTCGATGTATTCGTGCCATCCATGTGCAGCAGGAGCGATGTGTAATTGTAGTAAGGGTCGGCCACCGTGGATGATGCAGTTGTTGGCAATGCTGCTGTGGGTGGCGTGAAATTGGATACGTAGCGAGCGAATCGGGAGATCCTGAAGTCGTCAATGTAGCCGGAAAAATATTCAACCGGGTTAATATAAAAGTTTGAGCCGATACGCACTAAGCCCGTATTGTCAACAAGGCTTGCCGATGTAGTCGTTAATGTTCCCGCAGTTCCGTTTACAAATGCCCTGACAGTTGAACCGCTGCGACTGATGGCAACATGACTCCACGTGTTAAGCGACACGGAACCAACTGAAACGCCAGATGCAATATTATGGGTCGTGCCAGTGCTAGACAGATAATAGACCACGTTTCCGCCATTAACCGTAAATAACAGTGGCGATGTGCCGTTAACTGTTTTAGAAAAGATTGTTCTCATACCACTGTTGGATGTTGGGTAAATCCACGCCTCAACCGTAAAATCTCCAGATCCAAACTCCAGAAGCGATGAGTCTGCGATTGAAACTAGCGAATTCGTTCCGTTTAAGGCAAGGCTAGCCCCACCATACTTGCTCTGCGTTGTAGATATTTGGGCGTTACCAACTGGAGTCACCGTCAGTGCATTTAAACTGCTATCCGTAAACGTGGTCGATCCATTCGTTCCATCCATGCTCAACATCAGCGAAACGGCTGAATAGTAAGGGTCGCCACCATCTATGACGATACCTCCACCACCACCACCACCGACAGACTTTTTGCTATTGCGTATAATATTTGCAAGCATCAGAAGTTTTGACCTCCAATGTAACCTTGCCAAGTCGTTCCACCATCAGAGGTAAAGAATGCGAACGAATCCACCTTACCTATCGCAGATGTGATTGTTGGAGGAGTTCCGCCAGCCCACTTAATCGACGAAGGCCAAGTGACTGAACGTGCTGTTCCGTCTGCAGTGAATATCAGCGTGAATGACGCACCGGAACCGCTTGCAGGAACATTCGTGATGGCTATGGTGGTGATGGCAGCATTTAAACTGACCGTAAATATATTGGACGTTTCGAGATTAAGCGTGAGCGTGCCGGATGAGATCGTTGGGCTGGAGACAGATTCGCTGTAATCCCTGATCTTGGCTCGGATCAGCTCGTTATCCTGTAGGTTCTGAGTACCTGTAAAGCTGTTTGCACCAGCAGTGATGTAGCCGGACGGGTTGCTTGTGCTGTAGCCGTCTGTGATGCCATAGCCTGACAGCGTTGTTGGCTTGCCAGTGATGTTCGCAAACGTCAGGCAGGATGTCGTGGCATAGTTGCCCAGCGGTTGATAAGTTGTGGATGCGTTGGCCGTGGTCAAATACACCGTCAGGTTTGGCGCACCTGTAATATTCGCATACGTGAAATTCGCCGATGGGAGCTTGGCGTCCAGTGCTGTTTGTAAGCCAGTGACGTTCGCGATGCTGTGCGTATGTCCCAAGACTGCGTAGGTTGCGTTGGCACTGGAAATGGTCAGGTATGGAGTCAGATTGGCCGAGGTCAGACCGTCAGTGATGCCATAGCCAGCGAGCGTTGTGGGCGTGCCTGTAAGGTTGGCAAACGTCAAGTTTGCGGATGTCAGGTAAGCCCCGATAGCCTGATAACGAGTGTCCGCATAACCTTGGGTCAGGATCGAGTCGGACGTGTAGACTGGCGAAATATTAAGATAAAACAGTTCGGCTTTATTTCGTGAAGCCCTGATCTCTGTGCCAGTTCTTACGCCTGAAATGACAGCGTCAGTTGTGTGTTGGAAAGAAGTGTAACTACCTGGGCTTCCTGTAAACCCGTTCAAACTTGGCCTGTTATCAAAGACCAATCCGTTGGTCATGTTATAAGCAATGCTTGAAACCGAGTAAGTATATTGGAATCCAATTGTAGACTTTAAAGCAACCTGCTCAAAACTGATCCCTCTGTCAAATCCAGAGTTAGGCCCGAATACAAGCTGATAATCTTGGCTGTTATCCCCTGTGCCACCAAGGTTGCCTCGGAGCCGAAAATATCCACCCTGAGCATTGCCAGAGATGATGCCACCGCCAAGACTTAGAACGCTTTGGGATGTTGCGTTACTTGCTATTATGGAGGCAAAGCCTGGTGCCGATACTACTGTAGAAAACCCTTGGGTGTTTGACGACACTAAAGAAAGGTTAAGCCCATCAGTTTCAACGCTGGTAGCAGACTGCAATGTTCCGTTCGAGTTGTAAAGGTAGCTTCCGATTGCATAATTGTCAGGGTCGTAGTAAGTCCCCGTACCTGTTTCCTTCTCCCCTCGCAAGCCAATATAATATCTCTTCAGACC